TATTCGGGATCCCCACAATGAGCTGGATCGCATCCATCATGGTCGAAACTTTGTTATCGATCTCAGCGGCGTTCGTGCCGCCGGCAAGTTCGTTTTTATTAAATGTCGCAGGAAGGGCCATGGACGAGGCTCCTAGAAGATGTGATGAGTGACTTCATAATCTGTGCCGCGGAAGCGACGGCGCGAGGCGCTCCGGCGTTCCAGTCGACGAACAGGAGAAAGTTTGGCCAATTCTTTTGGCAGGATACGACGAAAAATCTCCTCGGCTTTGCGTTCGTAAAAGAGGGCCATCGGTTCGAGGTTACTTTCCTCAGGACCGGTGGTCAGCGAGAGCATATGGATGACGTCGGCCGTACAGGCGGCCACGAGCAAGGGGACATTGAGGGCGATGGTCGCGGTCGAGGCCAGTGAGGCGTATTTGATACTGTATTGACCGCGCAACAAGCGAGGGGTATTGGGGACAGGCCAGATTTCGACTTCGGGGACACCCGAGGTATTCTCGCCAGCATAGACCCAATATGACGGACGGTCGTCAATCGTTTCACGTTCAGCATCGAGTGAATCGAGCCAGACGCGACCGCCATTGCCTTCTTCCATCGGGACATCCGAGGCCAGAGAGATGATTTCGTCGGCATCCGACGGGATGGTGTAGATGGTTTGAAAGATTCTCCAGGATGTGGCACTGGCCGTTGACGCGGCCCACGTGGCGGAGGCACTCTCCCCAGTGCCAAGTTCAATAGAACTAGTGGCGGTAAAGGACGCCACGAAATAATATTGACGATCGGCCCCCACTTGGATCTGACGTCCGACCATCGAGGACGCAAAGGGCGTCCCGTCGGAGGTCACCGTCGCATCACCTTGCGTGACGAGAACGAGTGTCGAGGCTTCAGAATTGACCTGGGCCGTCATGGTCAGGACAAAGTCCCGAAGACGGGCTCGCCAGATGAACTGGTCGTAGAGAAGTTCGTACCGGGTTTGGACAATCGGTTCAACCTTGGCCGACGTGATTGTCACATTGACCGCGTTATTGACCTGGTTTTCGACCAGGGTGATGACTTGTCCGAGTGTGGCCATTTAACGGCGTCTCCTACGAGGGGTGCGGCGACGAACAGCGACGGCTGAGGTATCGTTGATTCCCACGTTTATGACCAGACCCAATAGATGTAGTTGATCATTGGCACTGATAGCGGCAGTAGGGAATGGAAGGACATGATCATTGACATTGCAAAAGTTGAGATACGACAGGAGGACAAGGTCCTCGTCGTTGCTGGCACTGAGGGTGGTGGAATCGAACCAAAAATGGTACGGCATGGTTAGGTTTGATCAATATTAGGAATTGCTACATAATATCCTAAAATATTGACACCAACTTCGGCATCATCAGAACGTCCGTTAATAAACTTGCCTTCATTGATCAACAAGTTGAGGTCACTATAACTAGCTTCATTACCTTTGGTCGCAAAAATAGTGAGAATCACTTTATCCACAACGGTAGATGTGATCGAATTGGCTTCGAAAAATTCCACCGTAATCAATTGATTTCCCAAATTAAAACCACCAGTAATCACCATACCCGTAATAACAAACTGTTTTTTACTTCGGGGTTTGTAAAAGTTATAGACTTGATCATTTACAGCAAGAGATTGAAACGAGACTTCGTTGTATTCAATCGGCGCCACGACCAGTTGACTGCGACTGGTCACCAGAACACGACGTTCGCACCCGACACCGACAATGTTCATAGCAAGAGCGGACATTATTCAAAGTACCCGTAGATCGCGCCAGCTATTTTTGTTTCGACATTTGTGGTCGTGGACCCGAAGTAGAGGGCAATGGCATCATTCTGTCCCAGACGGACTCGATCACCAAGGTTAAAATCTCCGTGTTCTTGCGCACCAACGCGGAGCATGTCGATTAACCCGTCTTTGGTGAGACCGCTGATTTCTGTAGCAGCATTACTTTCTAAACTCGTACTTGCCGCATCTTTGGAAGAAGATTTATTGAGATTGGTAGGAGTCACTGACGTGCCGTCCGCAGCCGTACCTGTCACAAAGTAGAGTTGCACTTCTGCAATCGCATCGGGATGGACATCAATCGATGAGATCACAAGATCATTGGTCGTCGAAGTATTTTTCCAATAAGCAATCACAAGCGTGGATGCTAATGACGCATCAAATGGCATCGTATACGCCTGTTCCTGGTCTCGTGAATTGTAGTAGGATCTCGCGTCAGACCGCGAAGAGGTGTTCAGTCGGGAATCCGACCCACGGGCTTCCTGGAGTGACCCGGTTACATCATTAATATATTCAATTCTGGCCATCGTAGCACTCCTTTAGAAGACACCGGTATCGATATCACGCATCGTGAAACGACTGTTCGTGATCTCTGACAGGTGGAGGTTGTTAATTTTAATTTCTGTGATCAACTCTTTGATCAGGACGCAGACTGCGACATCATTGGTTGGCATCGGGTCCAGCTTACTAACATCACCATCATTGACGCCATCTCGTCCTTGGACGAGTTTGACTCGTTGAAACACCTCTACGATGGAGGCGGCGTTGGTAATATTGTCTGTGGCGAGGACAGTCCCGGAGACGGCCGGGAGAGAGGTATTGTCGTTTGAATCATCAGCCATCGATATACTCCGCTCGGGTCACGGTGACCCCGTCAGTTGAAATGGTGGCGGTGGCGATGGAGGCCGATCCGTCGTCCGCAGAGAGGGTTTTCGTGGTACTGGACTGCGAGACTTTATTTCGCGCCAGGGCGAACTGCCAAAGCAGCATATTGATCAGTGTGGTATCATCCGGTGGAACGGACGTGAGTTCGGTATGGGTATCGACGGTCAGGGCATCACTAATTTCCGTGGCCACATTGGCTGAGGAGATATCATTGAGACCATCTACCGTCGCGACGATCGACACCACTCCGGTATTGATGGTCGAATTTACGGCACTCGCAAAGAGTGCGTTCGTGTCAATCACGATACTGGCCGTATCCACGAGAATGCTATCGGTGGTAGTTTTGATCGTCGAATTTACCGCACTGGCAAAGAGGGCGTTGGTGTCAATCACCGTAGAGGCCGTATCTGCAACAATGGTTGAATTGACAGCGCTGGCAAACAGGGCATTGGTATCGATGATCATACTGGCGGTATCCGCCAAAATATTGACCGTCTCGGCTTTCAAGGCAATGATATCAGCAGCGACTGTGGCACCTGTCGGTTGTCCGAGAGATCGATTTTCGATGGAGAATTCTCGAAGGACGTAGCCGACGATACTTTGTCCGGCAACCGAACCGACCGTGACGACGACAGAGAAGTCTTCTCCTATGGTGAAGGACGCGACACCATCTGTGACATTCGACGTATCAATTGTCACCTTGTGAAGACCTTCGGTACTATCAAAGGGCGTCGTCAGTGTGACTCCAGAACCCCATTGAGTTGTTGAAGCGCCTTGAGAAGGACTATAAATTGAGATTGTGCCAGTGTCGGCATCTAACGAGGCTGGCGCACCCGAGGCGTTGACTGTGGTCCACATGAAGCTGACAACCGCATCTTCGCTGAGATCTCCGAGATTATCACTCACTTAAATTTCGTCTTTCTGACACTGGGTCAGTTCGTATTGAATCGCGGTTAATGTATTCGCGGTGACTCGATAGATCCCGGCCTGATTGAGTTCAATGATCGCGTAGTCCTCGGCCAGCTCATGGATAATGAAAGTGGGCCCACCGAGGGTAAGAATCAAGGCCAGGACGATGTCCAGCATTAGGCGTACACCAAGGTATTGCGACGATCAGAGAGAAGGTGACCATGTCCACCAGCTGCAGCAGCAACCGCGGCGGCAATCTCAACCGAGACACCGGCGGGAAACCCGGTACTGGTCCAGGAACAGCCTGGGGTGAGATCCTCCCCGACGCCAAAGGCCGCGATCCACCCGGTGTTTTGTGAGGTATGATTTCCCACATGAATATTGGCTAAGTCGGCATCTGCCGTTGGATCAGTATTTCTACTAGTGACGACCGCGAGAAAAGCCGCATTGTTGGTGGCATCAGCAAAATCATTGAGCCCGGTGTTATGTGAGGTACCGGATAACCCGGTATTGGAGTTTGATTGCACAATGGCATCGGCCCCATTGGTTCCTGCGGTTGACGTATCCGTGTTCCACTCGATGACCGCAATGGCGGCACCGGTTTGTGCGTCATCAAATGTCGCGGTCACCGAACCGGCTGACGATGTTCCTGTGGTTCGAAAAACGGAGACTCGACGCCACCCACTCGATCCGGCATCCACTTCGATTGAGGCGATCACATCCCAGGTCGCGCCGCATCCGGCTACCGTCGGTTCATCGGCGGTTCCTGCCCCATCATTATCGCCATTCCAGACACACGTGAAAATCAACTGGGTATTTGTGGGGGTAATGGAAGCCGTGGCAATGGTTGAAGGACTGCCATTATCTTCTGTGAAGCCGAGGAGTGTAGAATCAATCGCCATATTTAGCGTTCCAACGTGTAGGAGAGTTGGATATCGTCCACTTGATTGCCGTCTGAGCCTTTGATGATGTCGGTTTTTTCGACACTATCGATGGTGATGCGTTTCATTTTATAGAAGACTTCAGTCGTTTTTGATCCGCGTTTCTTGGTAATAACTTTACTGACGATATTCGTTTTCTCATCGCCCCAGACCTGAATAGCCAATATTCCCGGGACAGTCGCTGAACTAACAATTGTATCCATTTATGCCACGAGCCGATCGACAGACAATGTGCGTCGATACGGCATTTGAAATTTCCCCACCGCCGTCAGCAAACTACGAGCTTCAGACAAAGGAGTCCCAATATACTGCTCAAGTCGAGGAGTATCGATGGTGGGGTCTCGAAGGGCATCCTCGAGTCGTCGTACTAAATGATAGAGGCGATCCTCCGTCAGTTGTACGGCATTACGTTCTGATGAGGGACAGTGGATATTGACGGTATTGACGACGCCTGATTTAGAGCTTAAAGCGTCCGGCGAGGTCGAGGAATTCTTTTTTGAGGCCTTCAATACGATTTGCGAGGGCTGTGAGTTCTCGTTCTCGGACTGCTTTGGTGAGTTGATGAGCTTTGACACGTTCGTTCTCCTGTTTGGCAGCGACCACTCCCGCATGGGTGACCTGAACATTGATGGCAGTCACTTGACTTGCTGCGGTGACTTTTTGACCTTCCAGGACGGAAATTTCGTTGGTGAGATCGGTACACCGTTTGTTGGTCTGAGTTTTCGCGGTGTCCACTGCTGTAGAGAGACGTGTGATTTCGAGATCGTGCTTCTGTTTTTCGGTGGTCATCGTGCTATTATGCGTATTGCGAATCGTGGCGAGCATGGTCGCGAGATCTTCACGTTCTTTGCCCACCTTCTGTTGTTCTTGTGCCAATGCCGATAACTCCTGTGTATGCTCCTTCGCAAAACGGATGACCGTTTCAATCCTCTGCAAGGCCTTTCCGTGTTTCGACAAGGCTTTCATCGCATTCCAAGCGTCGTCTAAAGAGATATCATCGTCATGTTTTTTCTCAAATAGGGCCATGAGATCTCCTAACTGATACAGACGCTAAGGTTAACTTCCGCGGTCGTTGAATTACTTTGGTGGGTCGTCGCTGCCGCACACAGGCCTTTTTGAAACACGAGGCCGCGTCCGGTCGTCGGAAACCCATCGGGATCGGAGATACCCGTGACATTCGGATCAGTGAGACTAATTTCAGAGACGGCGATGATCCAGTCGGGAACCGTGGTGCCCAGTGTCACATCGGTGGTCGTGGCAGCATCAAAAAACTGTACGAAGGTGGTGACGGTTAAGGACGTCCAGGCTCTCAACGCCGTGACCGCAATGGGCCCCGACGATGAGATCTTGGAACTTGTTCGTAGGTTCAGAAGCGCCGCCATTGAGGCATAACGAATGCTTTCTGAGGAACCAGACATGGATTACCTCCCCCAGCAAATGAAATCGACTAAGGAGACAGCCAGGAGATCTTTGGTATCCGATGCTTCGACCAAGGCGGCCGGGACCACTCCGGCAAAGGAGGCCGTGGTCGCCGCACTGACAATAATGGGTGTTTGATACACCAAGAGTTTCGCGTTGGCTTTATCCCATTCAATGGAATAACCAAAGCGTTGACCCACGATTAGCATATCGAGGGTGTTGAGTCCGAGATCCGTCGCGGCGATGGCTTCACCCCCCGTCGGATACGAACTATCAAAATCAATGGTCCCGATGACGGCTGTGAAGCCGCCTCCGGTTTGGCGGCCATCCGCCAGTAGTTGAATATTCAAAGCCATGAGAAACCTCCGTTAATGGAATAAGGGATAAGTAAGTAAGCGACGATTATGGTGCCGCATCACCCACGGTCCCTAAGAGACCTACATTGACAGGTGGTTTCTCATTACCCGTTCCATCCGCATTGACGGTTACCAGGCAAGTACCAAGCCACAATTCGATACCATCAGAACCATCAGCACCCATACGGGCGGCTGCGGCGACTAATGGTTGCGCGATGGCTTCTGCTTCGGAGGATACGGTTAAGGTCGGTGTAACACCCTGTGTGACAACCCAACCGAAATTGGTATCGGCAACGCCATCCAGAGCCATGACGACTCCTTGAACCTCATGTGCAAGGTCACCATCAGCGCAGTCTTCAGTCTGATAAGTGGAGATTAATTCAATGTCCGCATTAGCGACAAGAGCCGCACTATAGGGATAGCCGGGTTCGAGTGTCACTACGGTGGTCGTATTCGCGGCCACAAAGCTCGTTTGACCTTCAGGAGGTAGCACAGCGGAGGCGATAACACCTGCATCGACCACATAAGCCATCTTTCCAACATGGACATCAGCGGTGAGACCAGTCGTTACAAAAGATGTGGTCGTACCTGAGGTAATATTAGCAACGGCCACTAAGACCGGTTCGGCTGCTGTTTCGGCATAACTCATGCCTCCATGAAACTGACAATATTTCATCAGTTTGAGACCGTACATATCGACCGCCCAGCTATATCCACCGGGACGAAATTCCTGCACCGATGAATCGGCATTGTGATCTGACGTACTGATCGGAGTGATTGCGCCGAGTTTGAACGTGGCATCATTAAGAGAACTCATAATTCTATTTCCTTTCGCCGGCCATTGGCCGAAAACGAAGTTCCTACGGGAACATAATTGTAATTCTTATCCTGAAATGATCCTGTTTGTGCATGAGCAACGCGTTGTCGCCCAAGCAGACTGTGCGTCCCCGATGCACGAGGACGCTTCGGTCTGATATACTTTTTCTTCACGAGATCAATGACATCAAAACGATGCTTGTGCGTTGGGCTTTTGATAATTTCGATCACGGTGAACCCGTTCTCAAGCGCCCATTGCCACACCAAGAGTGCAACGGTCAAACAGCCATTATGCTGCATGGTACATGGAGGAAATTCCTGATACAGATCAGGCTCCACGCCCACTGACCGTTCACGTATCGGTACTGGGAGCGTCGTAGCTCGGATAATCCGAGAGGCTTCGGCTTGCATCGTTTCCATACAAATCCTTACGTGACGGAGGCTTGCTTTCCTTGGAATCGAGGCGCACGACAAATCGCGTTGCCCCACCAGATCAGCTGTCCAATTTTCTTTTGCTGAGTGGCGGGTTCCATGAATCCACGGAAGACGAAACTCCAGTTGCGGTGGGAGTAGAGGTTCCACCAGTTGGTATTGATGTAATACTGGACGCCTGAAGGATTGTGGCTATCCACCACGACATCCGCGGCATTCAAGGCGACAGCTCGGAATCCAATATCACGCATGGTTTCGGAATTATTTCTCTCAGAAGGCTGTGAGCGTTCCCAGATCTTGTTCCACAGGGTCTGAGTCGTGGAGATCATATCAGGGGCTTCTTTGCCGACCACACAGTTCCCGTGGATGACTTGCATCCCAGAGAGAGACAGGGCGCCACCCGTGGTGTCATCCTGCGCAGAGCGAATGGCCAGACCAGGGGTCTTGGCAGTGGTCGTGCGGGTAATCCCGCCGTAACTACCCGATTGGGAAATACCATCTTCCAGTCCGTTAATGTCGAGAGACCCGTTGCCGGATCCATCACCATAGAGCTGAGTGGAGAGATCATCGATCAGTGAGAGTTCACCGACTTCCATTGCGGCTTCCACCAAATTGAACACTCGTTCCGAGGATTCATTCAGTTCGGCATCAATGACGTCAATGTTTACCGGAGAGTGACAGAATTTCCAATCAAAAATCATTTTGGTGGAGAATTCTTTGGTACTGGAATCGAAGGTCGTACCGCGTCCATAGGATCCGGCGGCGAAATTACTATAGATGAAGTTTTCGTGAATCTCGGTTCCGCCAGTCAACACAATGTTGTTTTTCTGACGCATAATCGCCCACATGGGGGCTGAACCGAAAAAATTGTCGACCACATCTTTCCGTCGATGTTCGGCGGTGGACGTCGCAAAGTTATTGAGGGTTGTAGTCTTTGTAGGGACAGCCATGAATCATGGTTCCTTTCAGCTGTCAGAGAGGACGGACGAGGAAAGGGTTACCCCTCGGTGAAGTGTGCCCGGACGGTGGCCGCCCCGACACTTTCGTTGACGTCATCCATGACCGCTTTGTAGCGTTCGGCCTTCGTCTTCGGAGCGTCATTGACGCTCTCGAATAGTGAGGACGAGGAATTAGTACTGAAATAGCCGTTATCTTCTTTATCACGCTCAGCGATTTTGGCTTCGAGTTCTTCGATGCGCGTGTCTTTAGTTTTCATTTCCATTTTCGATTTGATCGAATCTTTCGCCATCGCGAGAGGATCGCGCTTCGAGGTGTCGGCAAAACCGAGTGCCACCGATTGAAACTCTTTCATACTTTCCATCTGATCTTCGTTCAATACATGTTGAAGAGATTGGAGTTGGACTTCGCTGAAGGCGTTTTGCTGTTGACCGAGTTGGGCCATGACACGTTGCTCCGCAGCAGCTGCGGCTTGGGTCCACTGTTGATTGAGAGCTTCTTGTTGTTGTGCGGTCTGCTGTTGGATTTGTGCCGCCACATTATCGACGATCGATTGGCGTTCTTGCCGTGTCAGGAGGTCCAATTCAGAGGCTTCAGCGGCTGCGGCAGGGGTGACCTGCGGGTTCGCGGCCTGAGCTTGTGCCTGTTGGGCCCACTGGGCATATTGCGACAGACCTTGCTGATTCTGGTTGTACCAATCGACATACTGTTTGGAACGACCAAGATTTTCAGTCAGGGCAGTGTTCGCCTTTTCGAGATTCGCGACAGTTTGGCGGTTCGCTCCCACTTCTTCACTCTGTTTGGTATTGAGTGATTGAAGGTCGAGGTATCGTTGCGCCATTTTCTTGGGGTCGTCTCCGACCTCAGACAGCAATTTCGTAATTGCATCATCAACTGTGTCATCAACAGATTTTGCAGTAGGCATGGTGCCTCCTCTCGGTCTCACACCCTGCAAGGGCGTGCGAGTAAATGGTTATGAGGTCGTCGGATGACGAGTATCCTCAGACAGCGCGGGATTTCCCGCTCTTTGTACGATGCTTCTTAATGAATTTAGCTCGAGGACCATCAGGATGAGCTTGCAATTTTTGAAAAGCTCGATCCTTGGCCAGAGACTGTTTTCCTGCTTTCATCATGCCACGTGCGTTTTTTGCACCTAATGCCATAAAGCTCCTTTAGTCGGTGTCGCGTCCTTGCAGGACGGCTAACGCCGTCATCAGGCGGTCTCGAACTTTGATATTAGATTCCATCCCGATGCCATCACGCAGCCGATCCATGGCGGCATTCGACATTTCAGTCGATCCACCTTTCTTCCGCATCAAGAGACGCTCAAGTTTGGCTTGCGAGGATTCCAGATCTCGGGATGTCTGGGTCAGCCCAGCCACCAGTTCCATGGTCGCCACGGTTATTTAATGCCGTGCTTTTTGGGATCAGAACCTTTGTAATGATCTTTGGCAGCAGATTTGACGGTATTACCAGTTTTCATCTTGCCGACGGGTGCATTGCTTTTCATGGGGAACTCCTTTGGAAGGGTGGAAGAGAGGGAGAATCGGCGTTAGCCGGTGGGAAGACCGCCACCACCTTGAAGGGCGGCGAGAAAAGACTGAATATTTCCTGAAGGGGGTAATGGGGGTGGAGGACCACCCTGGGGACCAGGGGCTCCACCTTGGGATAGAAGAGAGGCGATATTGGAGGCGACACCCGATTGGGCTTGATTCGCAGGGCCTTGAACGGCCTGTTGGACTATGCTTTCGCTGGGAGCTTGACGGCCGGCTAAGGCCGTCGCGGCCCCAGGTTCACGTTTGGGCTGATCCAGGGCTTTGGCTTGTTTCCGCATTTCGGGAGCGCCGAGACCGGCCATATATCCGCGCAAAAAGGCTTCGGGATTGATGTCATTTGACGCCATCGTCTGAATAACATTTCCGAAGAGTTGCTCACCGGTGCTATTGCCAGGACCTTGGAGCGCACCAGGAGTTGGGACATTGGCGAGGGAGAGAGGGGAGGCCCCGCCAGGAGGAGAGCCGACGGGACCAGGACCCGATGGAGGTGGTCCTAGAGTCGGACCCGCTGCGGCACCGGGGGGAAGTTGACCTTGATGGGGCATGAGGACCTCACTATATATAGGGGTAGTTACGGAGAGTAACTACTACACCTAGTGTATCACGGTATGGTTATAGTGTCAATCGGATTTTTCTCTTGCGTAGGTACGACAGGTTTTTTTGCGATAGATAAGGACCTCGTCGTACAAAGGAGTCTGGTCAATATGGTCATGACACATAAGACATTGCATCTGAATTTTCGTGTACACTTCTTGTAAACAGACGATAAAGGGCTTAAATACTGTACGACAACTATCTCTCTCGCAAGTGATTTCAACCCAAAAAGAACACGGAGATTCTGGTGTAAAGACCATAGACATCGATTATTCCTCCTTCGAGGCCTTACCCTTATTGGCCTCAGCCTGCATCAGGGGATTCTTTCCAAAGTCCTCTGTGGCGCGTTCGATCTGCTTTTTGGCCATTTCGGGCGTATAATCGGCCGCTTCAAGTACATCTTGACGGCTGGCTGCACCAGTTTTGAGCATCTTGAACATAAGTTCAGCACGGCGTTGTTTCGCACCAGGGGCAGATGACCCGGGTACAATGTTGAATTTGGTGAAGCGAATGCGTTCTTTTCGTCGTTCAGGACTAATCTGTTTTGTGGCATCCTCCGTATCGGTAAAGAAGGTTTGGCGAAGTGCCAAGTAGGGGGTGGCCTCGGCCACTGGGCCGGTCACCGCAAAAATACGATCGGCATCCATGTGTTGGAGAATCAGGGTGGTAATCTTATGGCCGATGCGCTTCATAAAGTCTTCTAAGCGACTCTGTCGATCTCGAGTCATGAGATTGGCGGACTCCTGGAGTCCTTCGATCGCAATCCCACTTTGGAGCGATCCTGGGCTTTCACCCAGTGTCACATCCGTGACCCCCGTCATGAGCTGCATCATTTGGAAGATGAAACGCGACATCGCCACCTGGCTGGCGCCATAGGGCGGTGGGGTGATAACCGTCAGAGTTTTATTTTTGGCGTGTTTCACGACCCGCATACGCGGAGTATTGGTGAGTTTGAGCCATTCAGCCGATTCGAGCGCCTCCGCTTCACCAGAGACAGTGGTGGTATTGATATCGATGGCATTCGCCACCGTGCCATTCATGATGTCGTTGAAGGCCAATTGCATATGTTTCAAGTTTTGAGGTTCAGAAATCCCCCATAGATGGTCGGGATCGACCGTCCAGTCGAACCATTCGATATCTGGCAATCCATGCCAGTTGGGAGTGGGACCGTCCCAGAGGATGATATCCTCGGCGAAGACCACACGTCGTCGACCCGGAAAGAGACGGGTTTTTTGATCCATCGTCATTTGACGATCCTGGACCCAGGCTTCGTAGATCCAGGCATGAGGGATGGTATCGCCGGTACTCAATTTTTTATGGGCACCGAGATTAAACGCCTCATCGGCACCGTCAATCACCGATCCACTCCCTGCGGACTGGTTACCGGTTAATTTGACGTTGGATTTCACGAATCCTCCGCGAACACCGAATTGGGCGGCAATCAGATCCAGAGGAACCGGTCGTCGCACCACGATGTATTCCGCATCATCGAATCGGGCAGCCTCTCGGACGCCGGGATGGACGGCAATTTGATCGGGCATAATCAGTTCCACGGAGAGATCATCCTTCATGGGATCCCAACTGACCTTCAGGCCGGCCGAGGCCTTGATCCCGGCATTATGGACCATCTTATAGAGTTGGCGCTGCATCGTCGCTTCGTCCCAGAGCGCGGTAAACACCTGATTGATGATTTTGGCGGGACGTTCCATCTCCCAGCGAGTGGGTTCATGACGGAAAATCGGACGGTTGTCGGTCAATTGACTGACCTGGCGACCTAGGAAGGCCTGGATGATATTGGCCTTAAAGAAGAGTTCTTCGTCTTCGTCGGAGAGATGGACTTCTCCTCGAAACAGGGCCACGGACTCTTTCACCATCGCGTCGGTGTGATGGACTTCACGCGCGCGTTTCCCTTCTTTCCAATAACTATTCAGTTGAGAGAGGAGGTTGGCTTCATCAGCGCCTCCCTGAGTGTTGATATGTGTTTTTGGTCCTAATTTTGGCATAGAGATTATCCTGTTTCAGAGGTGACACGGCTAGAATTGGTAACCAAGGCGGTGAGTTGTTGGATTTGAGCGGTCAGAGCTGCAATCGCCTCAGATTCTGGGGGAGGCATCATTTGCATGGTCGGGGTTGTATGACGAAGGGTGGGAGCCCATTCAGACGGTTCCATGTGTCGGTTGGCGGCACGAAGGGCCACCGAGGCACTGTGTTCGATCTGACCACAGGTATCGGAACAGTAGAGTTGACCGTCGCGAAGTGGAACAAATTCGATTCCGCAGGAACTCCTCTTACAGAGGAAATTCTGGCTGGCCAGGGCGGCGTTACTGAGAAGATTGATTTCGACATCGTCCTTGGGACGAGCCAAAAAGGCGGTATTGCCTTGTTCGAAGGCGAGGTGACAGTACCCGAGAATGTATTCGAGGGGGGTGGAGTGGTTCTCTTTACAGAGGACCGTCAGGAGTTCCTGTTGGCCGTGGTCGAGACGGGCCATCATGTACTCGGTGACCGTGTCGACAAGATCGACAGGTGGAGGAACCGCGTTAAGATCAATTGTTTCGATTAGTGCTCTTAGATAATCGGTGGGATGAATATCACGCTCTTTACACTCAGCTTTGATCGACACAAAGAGATCATCTGCGATGTGCAGGGGTTTAGACATAGAGACTCCTTCTGAGGTAGGTACTACGGGGTAACGACGAACTGCGGACGTTTGTGGCTGGTATTGGTGTGATCGAGGTGAAGTAACTTGATAGGATCGTGGTAGTACGCTTTGTCGACGTCAGGGGGTTGGAATTCGTTCATTTCGAGGGGTTTGTCGTGGATGACGCGTTCTCCGCTGGCTCCAAGGAGGGCCAGCATCCAGGCGGTGACGAGGTCGTCATGGTAACCCGGAGCGGCTCCATATTCATCCTCACCGAATTGAAGATAGACAGAGATTTCTTTATAGAGTTGTTCGCTGTGTATTTTAGGTTCTCCGTGATTGGCAAAGACCACAGCTTGGCTAATAAGATCTCGTTTGGAACGATTCGTAAATACAAATCCCATAGTCGCTGAGATACGTTCTTTACTGTCATCCAGTCGTCTCCTCTGATAGATATTGGGGTAATTTTTACTTACGAGGAACGTCGTGAGCGCCTGACCCCATCCTCCCGTGCTATCGATGATGAGTTGCGCGTTGTTGTAGATTTTGCCGAGCCAGTAGACGAACTCGAGGAATTCTTGGGACGCCGGATCGAAGTGGTGGCGGGCTTCCGCGACTTGCTCGAGGGTTTGACGATCGACGACAGAAATAGCGGTGAAATCACTGTGTTCTGTTCGTCCTCCTGAAGGGTCGATGCCGATGTCGTAGTGACGATCGTCAACGGCTTCGCTGTAGATATCAAGGGAGGCTCCGATATCCCTGACCAATCCTTCAGGAGTCGGCCAATGTGGTACGCCAGTCTTCGGCTCATAGATGCCTTTGATATCTGAATCGGTAAAGACTCGGGAGGAACCACCTGGCAATATCCAGCTGTCTTCCCAACTGAAAGGGTATTCTTGTTCGAAGAGACCGCCATTGTCGACTCCTGTTCCTCGTAGTTGTGAGAGTTGATATTCAGACTTCTTCTGGCGCCGCCAGTACAGATTCCCCCAGCTGAGACCCTCATCGGCGTACTTTTTCAACCACGCCTGTTCCTCAGGGAGGGGTGCAAAGCCCTTAGGAGGGGTCTTATAGTAAAGTTCGTGCTTAAACCACGGGATGAACAGGAACCCGAAACCGTTACGGCCTAGACGAGCCTCCTCGCCAAAAGCTTTGAACCATTCACCGCCGCGGAAGGAGGTGGATTCCATGACGATAACTGAGCTGTCGCCGAAGTACTTACTCTTGGCGGTCGAGATCGACGGAAAGAGGGAGGATTGGACGGTGGAGGCGTCCGGGTAGCGTGCCACCTCGGAGAGATGGACGAGATGTTGGGTGCTGGACGCCCCCACGTTCAAATTCCGAGCATGGCCAGCCATGATCTGAGTACGAATTTTAGGAAACGACATAAGAGTCGTTGTATCGACGCCGCGTTGAGGTTGCAGGACTTTCGGAAGATTGTCATAGATAATCTTATGCTTCCCGAGCATCGCTTTCGAGCTATCCTCATCGTGGGTAATCAATAACGAGTTACGATCTTGACGAAAAAACGTCGGTTGCGCCAACACAGAGGTCAGGAGTGTGCTCATCCCGAGCTGTCGGGCTTTGCCGATAATCACCCGAATATTCCCGTGTTCTTTATGGAAGTTCTTCATGAACTCGACGGCGATCCGCTGACAGTTGTTGAACTTAAACAGCGGCATACCAAAGGATTCTTTGGCTTGTACGCGAAAGAATTTGTTGCAGGCGAATTCAAAGCTGTCGACCCCTGTTTGGAGTCGATGTTTGACGTGCGACCAGTAGAGGCGTTCGGTGTTTTGGGAAGACATTTATCCGATCGTCCATCGCTCAATACGGCGAGTGAGTCCACGATCGCCTGCGGCCCATTTCCCCGTCAGAATATTGCGAAGAATGTGGGTCGGCACCGGGGTCACCCCTTTCGCTTCACGCGGCTGGGTCGCGGTGAGTTTGTAGGTTAATTGATAGAGCCAGAGGACAATGAGCCCCTGGAAAATAATGAGTGTACAGGCGACCACAAAGGTCGTATATTCAAACAGTGTCATATTTTCTCTCTCTCCCCCTGACCTTGGGTTCCACCCACTAATGTCTTACTCCAGACTTCCTTCGCTTCACAGGTACGGCACGAAAAACTCCACCACCCCTCCATCTGGAGCTTTTCGCGAAGTTCCGATCCACACCTCCGACAAACGCGTCCTTTTTCGGCAGACTGTTCGAAACGGTTAATATAGGTTTTGAGACTATCGCCCTGTCGTCGTGCTCCCGATTTCATCCGTTCCCAGACTTCCTGGTGGATTGTCATGATCGTGAACCCACCCAGCAGGTAGTCGGGCTTTTTGATGGCGAGTCTCCCATCAGGGAGTTTGAGACGATCATCAGGATCGACTTTGTCGAACTCGGCTTTGAAGGCCGTAAAATCCGTTTCGATCACCAGGGTGCCATCGGGCATCCGGGACATGATAGGGATCATAAATTATCGTCCTTTATAGTCACACCAGCGACAGTGCCAATAGGCCGAACCATCGTGATTACGCCATCCGAAAATAGTATGGTTATTAAAAAGGAGACACTTCCATTGTTCCCAATACCAAAGAAGTTGAAGACGAAGTAAACGGCCCGGGTAGAATCTGGGGATCATCGACCCCGCCGAATCGAGGCCAAGCGTTTTGTCGGCTTCGATGCCGGCTTTTTCGGGAGGTTAGATTTACTTGCCACCCCCATACTTTGCTTCGCTAGCATATTGCGATCAATATCTTTTTTGCCACGGCCAATGGCGTTCATTTCGTCACTGGCGTCACCAAACTTCAATTTGGGCTTTTTATGCGGATGCGAAGGCATCATCGTCCTCCTCTCGTTCACGAGTCATAAAATCGAAGACGTCTTCGGTAACGTCCTCTTCAGGTTCGAAGTCATCGTCATATGACATATCGTGCGGCCCGTAGGTACGAGGAAAGGGTTCTGGTTCGGCAATTAACTGCCATGCATTGTCGGTATATCGAATTTTACTCTTCATATTCTTCTCGTTTCAGGGTTTCATACTGGTCTCGAAAGACCTGGATATCGGGATCGTAGTCATCTTCGTAGACATCATCGAGGACCACAGGGGCCACTTGAGTTTCAAAATGTTTATATTGATATTTAATTTGGTTCCGTTGGGCTTTCGTCATCGTAGTGTTCCAGGACTTCGGCATCGGCCAGTCGATCAAGTTCGGCTTCTGCTTCGGCCATTTTCTTCTCAAAGGCGGCTCGGACCGCTGGGGAATATTTATTATAATCAGGAATATCTTCCTGCCAGTTCATCATGGGCTCTTTGCCCTGTTTGTTGACCGCTTGATAGTGCATAATGCGTTCGGCCATCTTCATCCTATTAACGTCGGCCACGACCGCCGACTCAATCGCACTCACACTTTCAAAATGGTACTGATAGGCCCCCATGCGGTTAATCCCCTCAAAGAGGACCGCTAGGGCGACGGGTGCTCCGGCGGCAAGGGCTTTTTCGTAGTTGACTTCGTCGAGTCGATGAATAGGGAACGCGGGGGCTTGTTGAACGAGATCGGGGTTCGCAGACTCTGTGAAATGTGAGACAGATTGTACTGGAGCGTTTGCATCAGATAGCGTATGACGCCGTCCGCGGGGATATGATAGATCTCGAACCCTGTGGGCATGCGATACTTCTTCATCGGAACGCCCAGTTTTTTCAGACCCGCCTTCACGGTGGTCGGCGTCTTCCCAGTGATGAAGCTCACTTCCGCGAGAGTCAGGACTTGCTTCCGGGTTCGGTTCAAGATCCCCTTGGACCACGTTGTCTTGAGTTTCAGGCGTTTCGTCCGGCTCATTCCACAATCTGGTATCCTCCGTCATTCGGATACATTTCGTTTAACCAGTCCTCAAGCGTAGTATTGGATTCTTTATGCAGATCCCCGGTTCGTGCCAAATAGAGTTTCGTTAATTCTATGATTACTTCTTCCCGGAAGATTGGCGTAAACACCCCCATTATTGGGCCTCCACATGTTTTTGCCACAAGAAATGTGAAGATTTTCTCCGTTCTGTATCCTTCACACGAGTACGATATTCCGTACTCCATGTGTCTTCATCGGGTTGAACCATCGCCAAAATTCGCGCGACATAGATCATCGGGATCGGGTTGTCCTGTCGATACACCAGATATTCACCACAGTGTGAGCGATAAGTTTTGGACGTCTTCGCATCTTGAATCATGCCGACGGTATAGTCATCTAAATGATGTTCAGAAAAGTAGGGTTCGAGCCCCAGGTGTGGTTTCACGTCGTTACCTCCAGTTGGAATTCTACAATCTCGCGATACTCCTCACATCGTCGAATCAAAATCTCCGCATAGGTGTTGGCCCGTACCGCCTGACCTCGTAATCGTTCAATCGGGTTTTCCACCCGATCCAGGGCTGTACTCATATCGCCAAAGGCCGATCGTGCAAAGGCAATCTCACTGGTAATCAGCGCGTCGGTGATCAGCGACGGATGGGACAAATCGTAAACCAACCGCTCGGCGGTCGCCGAAAGACGGACTCTGTCCGGTGGAATCTCCGTTTGAAGAAAGGGATCAGTCGTTTTTTTCAGCGCCAAGGCGAGGTCATGGATTCGTGTGGTCTCCAGTAAAAACTCGGTAAACCGACTCTTTAACAAGTCCTGATCAATCGGTGTATTTTTCGCAGTGGGGAGGACAAAGGGGGTGTCGACCGAGGTCACGTGGGCAAAGGTCTTGTCAGTCTCTTCCAACAAAATCGTGGTTGATCCCGCCAGGGCCAAGCCTTGATTCACGACATTAAAAACTCCCCCTTCGGGCAGCCGATCGCGAAACCGCGTCTCCCACATCTTTTTATAGGACATAAAGAGTGCCGTGGTGGCCACATCGTGACCTCGTGCATTGGTAGCGGTGATGAAATTCGAATCTTTTCGATACTGAACTTCGCCGGCCTCGGTCAGATAGCCCAGGGCTGCGTGGGTCTTCCCACAGGGAAGGGCCAGATCCATCCCCACCATAATCGTGGGACGTCCGCCCAGCAAAGCCGCAATGTTGGCGGCCATATGAACTTGACAGTGTGAGAGCCAATCCATACCCAATCCTTTTGAGGACCACAAGCCGTCCTGGAAGAAGAGATACGTGGACATCCCAATATCCATCGAGAAGGTCGGACCGTTCCAATCTTCTACCAACGAACTGGCACACGGATGATAGACCAAACCAATCCCTTTGGTCTTTAGACCGACAATCTTTTTGGCCGTCGCCTCCTGGGGATCCACCGAAGTCACGAACTCGGGATTGATCCCCCAATCTTGCAATGTGCGAAGCGCACTATCGGCGGCAATGAATACGGCCCGACCGTGCCACTTCTCAAGCAAGGCTCGATTATCGTCGAGACTCGGTCCACAGCCGATCACAAAGACGGGACGTCCCACTCCGAGATCCTTCAGATCCCCAAACGGCCGTGCCCGTGAGAGTTGGGTAATATGCGACAGCACATTGTGGACAAACTTCGGACCCATTTTATCGAGTGTGGCCATACGAACGGGCTGTTGGACGGCAAAGTCCAAAATATCGGTATCCAGAAAGTCCTGGTAGATCGTTTTTTTGTCCTCAGGAAGGTGTAAAAACTGTCGAATGACTCTGAAAGTGAGATTCGTTCTCAATAGCGATTGTTCACAAAGCATCAGGAGGTTGCCTGAGCCTTCCACCACGAAATAGAACTGGGAGTTGAGAAACACTTCGGAGAGGTCGATCGCGACCAGGAGGGCCAGAAATTTATTAAAATCTTGCTCGTAGACCATGATACGTAGTCCGGGCTTGGCCTGGAGAGCCAGGGCCTTCAACAACAGACCGTCGCGAATCCCCAGGACGCAAATGGACCCTCCAGCGGCCGGATTGCACATATCGAGCATCTTTTCGAGTTCAATCTGGGAGAGAGCGGGCTCATTGTGGGCATCCACGGTAATATTGGCCGGAATAAGCCGGGCCACGTCCGGTTGGCCTTTGGTCAACGCTTTGACGTTCTTCATGAAGATATCGGTGTTAATGGGGGAAGTGGTCGGGGTGTCAGTCATTTTTTCGTTTTCGACTTCGGTTTCGGTGTGTGAGAGATGGTGTTATATCGCGCTTGATTTACGGTGAGGACCACGCGCCCTTCTCGATACACCTGGTGCGACCGGAACCTGTTTCTTATGTTTTTGAATAAACTTCTTTTTATCGAGTTTCTCTCTTATGGCTGCGGCTTGGTCACGAAAATGATCAGTTGTGTGTTTCTTAGGCTTAAATGGCGGCATTATTTCGTCTTTCTCGGCTTGGCCAATGTAGTTGGTGATTTTGGTACGATTTTCGCTCCGACATTGAGTTTATGAACGGCTTTAATCCAGCCGATCGGAATGTCGATCACCTGAGCTTCAATTTCGTTTTTGATATCAATTAACGCAGTTAATGACATACACCCCTCAGGACCGTCGGTCAAAAAGCCGACTGAAAAACAGTGAGGGAGTTGGCGGAATTTTCCCGCCGTCCAGGGGTTCCATTCATCGGTTGTCTGGGCATCGACCCATTCAATCCGCATAATGGTGTCACGAGGGTTGATATTGGAGATTTTTTGAGGATTAGACTTCACAAGACCGTACTTCGAGGAGAATGAGGAGAGTTGGGGCGTTTATTGAAGATTTACCACGTGCCGAACCAAAATCGACCAAACATCACGACAATGACCATAATAATAAGACCCATCACGAATAATTCGACGGTTTTTGCCTTGAGACTCTCAACTTTGGCCTTATAGGTCTCATTATCTAAGGTTTTTTTGAACCTTTGGCGAGCATTCATGTCATATTTACCTGTAACACCTACTATACGCCCTATTTGACCCTATGTCAATTGTCGAAAAAATCCTCGAGTTCTTCAATGTAGGCTTTTCCCCATAATTGGCCTATCCAGAGACGTTGTTGCCAAATAGGGATATCCCAGGCCTCCCAGGCGTCGAGCAGTCTCAGTTGGTCGTAAGGCATGGTGTCGTACTTAATCGTGAAGAGGGGGACTGGCATAATAATCAGACAGAGCCTTCATACACAAAACTTGGGATTTGAAAGAATAATTATCCTGACCAAACACGGTTTTCAGCCAATGCAGTTGGAGATAGACTGGAATCCCCCAATGATACCAGATTTTCACAAATCTATATTGTACGTGAACATTCGCATCGATTTTTATGGTAAAGAAGGGTCTATCCGAGATCATGTCTTCTGCCAGACCTGCAGGACGGTGGTGGTTTGGTTTTTCAGCGTCTGTATATCGATACCAAGCAGTGTTCCGCCACCAATTTGTCCTAACGCCATTGTACTAAGGTTTTCGGCGTTTTCTGGAATCACGTAGGCCTCGACTTTTCGAAACTCGTACTCATGACTGGGTAAACTCACGGGATACGCATCCCCAATCACCGTGCCATCATCACCCATTATTCCAAATACCGACGTATTAAAAGGGATATGTATTTTGTGTGTCACATCCGTCCATTCCACGTCGGGAGGCACCTCTTCCCATTGCGATGAATGATAGAATTGGAAATCTTTCATCCATCCAAACCACGTTTGCTCAGTACTATCGCAGAGTGTCGCCAATTCCACATCTTCTATCGACATATGCAGAAATTTTTTATTTCTAATAAGCATAGTCCGGCTCCGGTTTGGTGTACGGCCCCGCTGGCTTCTCAAAGTGCCCATCAGGCCGATAATGCAGCATGATATTTTCACACTTCGTAAACTCCAGGGTCCCCTCAACCAACAAGGTTTGTACATGCGCCTTGATAAGAGGCTCAGCCAACCGACACTCCTCATAGTTCGTAAAGTGAAACTGATGCAGGTCTCGCTTCCCATCGATGATAAACAGCGCCATAAAGATAAACGGATACAGTACGGTTCCCATAATGACCTCCTGTTAGTGAAAAAAAGGGCCCACCACCCACGTCCAATAAGTGATGAGCCCTAGTCCTTATTGAAGACCCCTTCCACAAGGTCCTCGCCTCGCGTGGCCGTCCGTCCTCGTTCGGCGGCACGCTGGGATCTTTCAAACATAGCATTGCTCACCGTTGCTGTCAAATCCTCGGGACCGCTCGTCGAGGATGCGTAGATATGAAACCAATAGAGATTACATTCCTCGAGATGCTCAGACCCAAAGACCGAGTCAATCCAGTCAACTTGCTGCTCAGGAGAAATCCCCCATTCTTGCCAGACTTCCAGAAAACGGTAAATCATGGACATGGTATCACAATCCGCCTTGACCTCGATCATGGCCCGTTCGTACAACCCGTCAACCGAGGTTTCAGAACCAATGTCAACGGTGGCTTCACAGACAGATTCGAGATTGTGAGTCTCGATCAGCACCGCAGCCAGTTCATCAACGTCAGGTTCCATAAAAGGTAAGCAAGGGCCGGATTCCCCACCCGGCACCACTTCAGCCATGCGCGAACGCATTCTTCGATTTTGAGGACAGCAAATCGCTAACTTCACCCATCACAAACTTCAGTGACATATCCCTTACCCGACGCTGCCACGCCGCCTTGCTCAATTCGTCATACACACGAACCACCCAATAACGATACCCACAACAAAACTTATAATTTCGTTCCACGGTGGCTCGTACGACTTTCGAGCTTGGAGACCTTGATCTGTTTTTCGAGGATCGCGTTCATAATAAACTCCTTGTCGTACCATGATCATTGCGGTTTATCCTTATTATAATACTTACACTCATCCACATAGGCCGAAAATACCCGACAGCATTTCGGACAGATCCATCCATAGCCATTGATTGGAATCATCCCCACGTCGCCTTGCTCAATTCATCCAATACCAACCTATGACCCAGATGACCCAAAATATAAAGAAATAACCTGCGAGAATCGTCAAAGCCCCCGCAAAGCAAATGACGGGTGTCATGAGCGTCATCCAGAGGTCTGCGGCTCTTTCGATCGTCATTCCAATACCGTCCACACCGTATGCACCACCCAGACCACAAAGGCGATCGGGAGACCGTAGATCATGGCAATGACGAATACGCCAACCACTAATCCGAATATGCGTTTACACATGTCAACAAATGTGTTCACTTTCTCTCCTTGTAAAAATAGGCCCCCACCATACCAAGGTTCGTCGGTTACGGTGGGGTACCTATTCCGACCGGGAATCCCCAGTCCCCCTTCAACAACCCATCCTTCGCGTACGATGTTGAATTACGGAAGTCTACCACGAAACGCGTCGAAGTGTCTACCTCTTCTGTTTCGGCTTCGTTCGTACGACAGTGTTGCAGCTGGGTGTGTGGAATTCGAGATTGAGGTGGGTCATGACCTGGGCCAGATTGTCGGTGTTCTGTGTGACACGTTCATGGATGGTTGGTTTTGGCAAAAGATCCAGAAAACTTTGATTATTATTTACTACATGCACATAGGTTGCCGTG